AACCAGAGAGGTCGCCAGTTATGGAACGAACCCCGCGCGCCGCTGATCGAATCCTTCTGGCGGTGGATTTATCGTACCAGGTGTATCGAGCATCGGCGGCCCATCCCATGCTGACGAGCCGCAGAGTCTTCACTGGCGGGCTCTACGGATTCATGACCACGTTCGCCAAGATCGTCCGCGAGACTCGAGCCACCGATGTGGTGATCTGCCAGGATCGAAAGCCCTACCTGCGGTCCTTGATCTACCCGGAGTACAAACAGATCCGGGCGAAGAATCGAGATGACGAGCTGCTGAAGATGTATACCCAGTCCATGAAGCTGGTGATCGAGATCCTTGAGGGGATCGGGATGCCCATCTGGGGGATTGATGGTTTCGAGTCGGATGACCTGGGCGCCCATGCGTTCACGAAGTATCGGCACCGCTTCAGCCAGATGTATGCGGCCAGCAATGACTCGGATCTATTTCAGCTGCTCTGGATCCCGAACCTGGCTATCTACTCCAAGGGCATCAACGATCTGGCCACGGGAACGACCCTGCTGAAGAAAAGCGGGCTCACCCCTGATCAGTTCATGATGATGACGGCATTGACTGGGACCCACAATGACATCGCGGGTATAGATGGGGTGGGGCCGGTGACCGCCAAGAAAGCTCTTGCCGATCCCCAACTCATGCGACAACTGAGGGACAAGCATGCCGAGGTGATAGACCGAAACTTGAAGCTGATCCAGCTGCCCCACCCCGACTTCCCGAAGAGTGCCACGTTACCGAAGCCTACCCAGGGCTTTGATATGCGTGAGTTCTACCGGGCGATGGGCCGCTACGATATCGACGTAACCAACGCAATGATCAATTCACTGGAACAGATACTGCCATGAACTCTGAACTTGAAAAAGCAGCTAGATACCTAGAGAGGACTGCCTCCGATTACGATCAGATGGCCGCTCAACTCAACCAACAAAAGAGCCTGACGCAGAACCAGAGAATGGAGCTGTATTACTTTCAACGAACCGCTGAACTGCTCAGAGGCCAGGCCAATCACGTCCGGGGGCTCAAATGAAGAATGAGGAACGCTTGAGTGGGGCCCTGCAGGAAAACATCCTGACGCTGCTCTGCTTCGACGAGGCCAATTGCAAGATGGTGAGAGCGGCCCTAACGCCTCAACTCTTCGAGTCTTCCGTATTCAAGGAGGTGGCAGGCCATGCCATCGACTTCATTGACCAATACGGAAAGCCCATCGGGGAGCATCTGCCGGATCACCTTGAATCGATCCTCAAGGGAGATGACGCCCGCAAGGCCTCGACCTACGAGAAGCTGCTCGGGAACCTATTCCAGGCCCGCGACTCAATCAACGGGGAATACATCATCTCCCAGTTGCATCGGTTCGTCAGGCAACAGACCCTCAAGGATGCGGTGATCAAGGCCGTGGAGGCCATCGAGGACGGTCGGATAGAGCAAGCTGAGACCGAACTGCAGAAAGGTCTAGCAAACCAATCCATCGCGTTCGAGGCCGGTACTAATCTGGGATCGCCCGACGACATCATGAAGATCCTCGATAACCCGGAGGAGGAGGGCTTCAATCTGGGGATCCCGGAACTCGACAACGTCGGCGTCTACCCCAGGAGGAAGGAGCTGTTCGCCTTCATGGCCAGTCGAGGCAAGGGGAAGTCCTGGTTCATCACGCATTGCTTGAAGCAAGCGGCACTCCAGAGATGGTCGGCGCTGGTGGTGACTCTTGAGATGTCCGAGAATCGATACGCGGTGCGGGTGGTTCAATCGTTCTTCGCCATCAGCCAGCGGCAAGCCGAGGTGAAGGTGACCAAGCTGGTTCATACAGGTGGTGCCTTGACCGATATGGTTCAGGAGGTCCTCCAGCGGCCATCCCTTCATGATGCCGACATCAAGCAAGTTCTTGGTAAGAAGGTGCGCCGGGACTTCGGGCGGCGGCCTCCTATCCGGATCAAGAGCTTCCCCACTGGCTCGCTCGACCTGGCGGGACTCGAGGCCTACCTCGACGGACTCGAGCGGTTCGAGGGCTTCACCCCCGATCTGATCTGCATCGACTATCCGAAGCTCATGAAGATCAACCCCCAGAACATGCGGGTCGAGTTGGGGGCTCTCTGTGAAGGTATCCGGGGGATCGCCCAGAAGCGGAACGCGGCCGCGGTGATCGTGACCCAGGGCAACCGGGAGAGTGAATCGGCTCAGTTTGTGACCGGGGACATGACGGCTGAAGATATCAGCATCCTGGCCACTTCTGACAACTTCCTGACCTATAGCCAGACGCTGGCGGAATACAAGCTGGGGCTCGCCCGGATCTTCGCTGAGAAAGTTCGGAACTCCGAGGCGAAGATGCAAGTCTTAATCACCCAGGCCTACGCCATCGGCCAGTTCTGCCTTGACTCGACGGCCATCCATTCCGATTACTGGGACTTCATGGAGGAGCGGCAGAAGTCAGACAAGGGCCGAGGTGGCAGACGCCGACGCAATGAGGATGACGAGTGATCATCTCGCGTCACGCCGTCCGGGACTTCCTTGGCCGGGAGCTGGATGACTTCACCTGGATGAAAAAGCTGGATCGAGCCACGATCGAGCGGGAGTTGGCAGGGCTGAAGGTGAAGCCCCGATTCAAGACGGAGCCTTGGTTACATCAGCTGGTTTGTTTCTACATTGGCCTTTGCCATCCCCGGTTCCTCTACCTCCTCGACATGGGCCTGGGCAAGACCAAGATACTGGCCGATTTGATCACGCAGATTCAACGCGAACGGAAGCTGGAAGGGGCTTTGATCACGGTGCCACGGATCATCAACATCGACTCATGGTCTGATGATCTGGCCCGGCATTCCGATCTGGAGCCCTGGTCCTGTGGGGTGAGTGATATCGAGGCCAAGTGGGAAGCCCTGGCCTACCCGCGGGGTGACGTCTCGTTGATCGACTACCAAGGGCTTCACCTGGCACTCTGCAAGAAGCAGAAAAGCAAGAAAGGGAAGATGCAGTTGGTGCGTGATGATAAGAAGATCCGCCACCTTCAGAAGCAGTACAACTTCATCGGGATCGACGAGAGCCACAAGCTGAGCAGCTACGACAACCTCTGGTTCGGCATCATGAACCAGCTGACCAAGACCGCCGAGTTCTGCTACGCATCGACTGGGACTCTGTTTGGGAAGGACCCTACGGATCTCTGGTCTCAGTTCTTCCTCGTTGATCGGGGTGAGACCTTCGGCGAGAACCTGGGACTGTTTCGAGCATCATTCTTCAATACCAAAATGAGTCCTTGGAAGGGCACGACTTACGAGTTCGATCCCAAGACGGAGAAGCAGCTTCACAAGATGCTGCAGAACAAGAGCCTGCGATACGACGAGGATGAAGTCCTTGATCTGCCGCCGCGGGTATCTCGAGTGGTGCCATTCAAGATGGATCGGGAGCAGCGCGAGCATTACCTCCGAGCCGTTCAGGGGATCCTGGAGGCAAACGGACAACTCTCAGACCTCGACGCGAACTGGGTCAAGATGCGCCAGATCACGAGTGGGTATCTGGCCTGGAAGGATGACTACGGCGACCATCTGATCCACTTCAAGAACAACCCCAAGCTGGATTGGATCGAGTCTACGATCGATTCCCTGGGTCAGGGCAAGTTGGTGATCTGCTATGACTACACCGAGACCGGACGGATGATCGTCGAGCGGATCAAGAGCATGAAGGTGGGCCACGAGTGGTATTACGGTGGCACCAAGGACAAGAGCGGATCCCGGACTCGCTTCATGGAGGATCCGAACTGCCGGGTCTTCGTGATGAACAGCGAGGCGGGAGGCACCGGTAACGATGGCCTCCAGAAGGTGGCCAGTCACCTAGTCTTCTACGAGAGCCCTTCGTCCCCCACTACCCGCAAGCAGACTCTGAAGCGAATCCACCGCCCAGGTCAGACCAAGCGGACGTTCATCTGGGATCTGGTGATGGATGCCAGCATCGATAAGGGAATCCTTGATGGCATCGCCGAAGGGATCGACCTGCATGAGAAAGTGGTTAACGGGAAGGTTAGAAAAAATATCTTTCTGGGCCAATGAATCCAGGTAAAGACTCTTTATCATTGGGCATCAGGCGATGGTGCCTGAACCTAGGAGAGAACATGAAGCAAACCCAGACGACTGAAATTCGTTTGACGGTGATCCATGAAGGCAAATGCCCTGATCTGGCCCAGTTGGTGGCAGGTCGGGCCTGGACGATAGACGGGGTCCGCTCCGTTGAAGTAGCCGCATCGGTCCCCATCAACGTCGATACCTACAAGGTCAAGCCGATGATCGCCGAGGCTGATCTACCCCGCTGGTTGGTGACAACATGAAGCCCTTCGACTGGGCCACGCTGCTGAACGAGCAGCGGATCCCCTATGCCACATCGGGGGCCAACGTGAAGCGGGGCGAGCTGGCCATCCAATGCCCATTCTGCGGATCTGCCGACCCATCTAAGCACATGGGCCTCAACCTGGAGACGGGTTGGTGGTCGTGCTGGCGTAATCGGGCACAGCACTCCGGAAAATCGCCTCTCCGCCTGATCATGCGGCTCCTGCGGGTGCCCTACGAGAAAGCCAGGGAGATCGCCGGGCTCGATGACTCCTACGTCGACCCTGAAGGCTTCGACGCTATTGCTGCCCGAGTCATGGGCCGGGATCTGGACATGGTGAAGCCAAGCGGTGGTGATCGACGAGCCCTATTCCTCGACCCTGACTTCCTGGAGATCACTGAACGCATCAGGACCCGGCGATTCTGGAACTACCTCTATGAGGATCGGGGCTTCTGTGACGAGTTCCGTGATGTCGATGATCTGGTGGCGGCCTACAACTTGAAGGCCGGGGTTCGTGGCTCGTGGTCTGATCGGGTGATCATCCCCTACTATCAAGACGGCAAGCTCGTGACCTGGACTGGCCGGGCTATCGCCCCCAGTTCAATCCGATACCGAGACCTCGAGTTGAAGTATTCCGAGCTGGCCCCCAAGGAGACTCTGTTCAATCACGATGCCATGCTCCAAGGTGGGGCTGCCCTGATCATTCAGGAAGGCCCCTTTGATGTGCTGAAGGTCGACTTCTACGGAAAGCCCTACCAGGTACGATCGGTGGGGCTCTCAACGAACAGCATCTCGGATCAACAGGCCTTCCTGCTTCAAGGGGCGGTTGGGAAGTTCGACAAGATCATTCTTATGCTCGATACGAAGTCCCGGCTCGGAATCGTCGACTCGATGCGAATGAAGCAACAGCTGAACTTCATCCCCAACATCAGCATCATGCCAGTCCCGTTCGGGGCTGGTGATGGTGGCAACCTCAAACCAAGCCAAGTCTGGCAGCTTTGCCGAGAACTCTAGGATCAACCGTGCCAAACTTCAATCACTATATGAACTCAGGATTCGCCGGCTGCAAGCTGCTGGCCCATGCCCATGACAATCACCGGAACCGGGAGGTCAGGATCTTCATGATCCCTGGGGAGATCGAATGCGTCGGCGTGACCGATACGGTTGACAAGTGGATCGCCCCGGTGGCTGCCGAGCCGTTCTCCCTTCCCCTGGGTCAGGTCCTCCGGGATCTGTTCGATGGGAAGAAACTCGACCTACCCATCATGGCGGGCCAGAAACGACCCAGGAAGCGTTTATTGGAGCCGGCTGATGGGGATACCCCAACCGAGCCCGATGAACCCCTCCGGCGCTGTCCTACGAAGTCTGAGGCACCCGCATCGCGGCCCCGCAAGCAACTGATCGAGTGATCCCCATGTACCAACCAGAATTCAAGGGCCCCATTCAAGGATGGGCAATCAACTACATCAGGATCAACTTCTGGAGGATCGAAGCCACGATGACGTTCGAGGATGCCCACCAGGAAGCCTACCTCGTATTCATGCGCTGCGTGAAGAAGTGCCCATCCTGTGAGGAGCCCCAGCAGTTCATGGCTCTGTTCAAGCGGGCGTTCGTCAACGAGATGAATGACATGGCCAGCAACGATACGAAGTATCGGGCCCAGGCTGTGAGCCAGGATGCTGATCAACCCGGCTCCTTGGAGAACGACGGCTACCTGGCCATCCTGATCCGAGAGGCCCCTAGCGAGGTGAAGGCCGTATTGAATCTGTTCCTCAGTGCCCCTATCGAGTTGCTTGATATGGCGCTGGGATCGAGCAAGCTGAAGGATGGCCGGCGGACGGTCAATCGCAGCAAAAGAATTTGTCGTATGTTGGGGCTTGACGAGAGCATCGACGTGCTGCAGATGGTCGAGGATCACTTCCTCGACGGGAGGTAATCGGGGCTCACCCCGTATAATTAAGCGGCCGTGAGGCTTTGTGTTTCAATCAACTGGAGAATTTTTCAAATGAGCAAAATCTGTGCTGAACTGGTCAAGGCAACCGAGCTGTCGACCAAGCGTGGTGAAGACCAACAAGACTTCCTGACCCGTCTGATCAAGGCCGTGACGGCCCTCAGCGACAAGGAATGGGACGGCCTGAGCGAGGCGTCCCAAGCCTGGTTCAACTCGGCGGTCGACGCGAAGAATGCCAAGGCGAAGACCTTGCCTGACTTCCCCGATGCCGAGAAGGAAGACGACAAGCCGGCTCGCCGTGGCCGTGGCTCCAAGGCCGAGAAGGAAGATCCGCCGGCCGCCAAGGTTGGTGCCCTGGTCGAGATCGTGACCAAGCGTGGCAAGAAAATCACCGGCAAGATCGTCGAGCTGGACAAGGAAATGATGGTGATCAAGACCGACGACGGTGAAGAGGAAGTGGCCCTCGACCGCATCGAATCGACCAACGTTTTCCACGGTGATGCCAAGCCCGATGCCGATGACGAGCCGGCCGATCCTGTGATCAAGGTGGGCAGCGAGGTCAAGGTCGTGACCAAGCGTGGCAAGGAATACGTGGGCAAGATCGTCGAGATGGACGACGAGGTCCTGGTCCTCAAGACCGATGGCGGCGAGGAAGAGCTGGCCCGTGATCGCGTCGAGACCATCAAGCTGGTCGGCGGCAAGGCCGAGAAGGAAGAACCCAAGGCATCCGGCCGCCGCTCCTCGAAGGCCGAGGACAAGGGTGGTGATGATGACAAGGGCGGTGACGAGAAAGCCAAGCGCAGCAGCAACAATGGCGTCTCGGTCGGCACCCGCATCAAGGAAATCATTGCCGATGACATCGAGGCCACCGAGGCCGATGTGGCGAAGATCCTCAAGAAGGAGGGCCTGGAGTTCCGCGAGAACACGCTCAAGCTGAACTACGTCGACTGCCACAAGTTCCTCGACGTGCTGAAGGCCAAAAAGCTGCTCAAGCTGTAATCCAGATCCGGCCTGGTCTTCGATAGTTCATGGGCCCCGGGTATATCTGCTCGGGGCCCATTTTCATTCCCCTCTGTTCTCTCTCACTTTCAATCAATCAGGAGTCTGTGATGTCCAAACAAAAAGCCCTCGTCGTCCTCAGTGGTGGCCAGGATTCAACCACCTGCCTCGTCTGGGCCCTTGCCCAGGGATACGATGTCTCGGCGGTGACCTTCGATTACAACCAACGCCATGCCCGGGAGATCCAGGCTGCCAAGGACGTGGCCAAACTCTGCGGGGTGACCGATCACGAGATCATCACTCTCGGCCCCATCCTTCAGGGAACCAGCCCCTTGACCAACCCGGCTGAAACTCTGGAGACCTATCAGGACTTCAAGAGCATGGACACCATCATTGGTGACCGGGTCGAAAAGACCTTCGTGCCGATGCGTAACGCACTCTTCCTCACGGTCGCCGCCAATCGGGCTGTTTGTGCCGGGGCTGATGTCTTGGTCACTGGGGTCTGTCAGGCTGACAATGCCAACTACCCTGACTGCCGGGCCAAGTTCATCAAGCAGCAGGGCAAGACTCTGAACTATGCACTTGGCTACGATACCATCAAGCAGCTTGATCGGACCGGCCCCTGGCTCTGGATCGCGGCTCCGTTGATGGATATGAGCAAGGCTGAGTCAATCCACTTCCTGATGGGCATGGCTGGTGAGACCCCGTTGGAGAACCCAACGAAGGCATTGGCCCTCCTGGCTTTCTCCCACACTGCCTACGATGGCCGATACCCACCGGTGGGCAATGACCATGCCTCAGTTCTCCGGGCTGAAGGCTTTCTACAGGCTGGCATCCCGGATCCCCTGATCCTCCGGGCCTACAAGGACGATCTGATACCCTTGCCGGAAACCTCGAACTACCAGAACGAGGATCGTAATGACGAGATGATCGATCAGATCGATGTCATGGATCGGAGCCTGTCGGCATGAGCGGTCAGAACCTTTGCAGAGATGGGGGCCCAGTCCCCGTCAGAACCGACCAGGATCTGATTGCCCACCTCCTGGCGGCCCTGGGTGAGAACCCCAACCGGGAAGGCCTCCCAGAGACTCCTGCGGAGGTCATGAAGGCATGGCGTCACTGGACCCAGGGCTACGCCCAGGATGCAGCCGATGTTCTCAAGACCTTCAGTGATGGTGCTGAAGGGGTTGACGAGATGGTGATCGTCCGGGATATCCAGCTCTACAGTCACTGCGAGCATCACATGGCCCCGTTCTTCGGGAAGGCCCACGTGGCCTATATCCCGAACGGCAGAGTGGTGGGACTCTCCAAGCTGGCCCGGGTGGTCGATATCTTCGCCCATCGATTCCAAGTCCAGGAGCGACTGACCAACCAGATCGCCCATGCCATCCAGACCAACCTGGAGCCGCTTGGGGTTGGGGTGGTGATCGAAGCCACCCACTTCTGCATGTGCTCACGTGGGGTGAACAAGCAGGGCTCTACGACGGTGACCTCGGCTCTCCGCGGGGCCATCAAGGAGAAGCCGGAGGCCCGGGCAGAGTTCATGGCCCTGGCTGGTCTCAGGTGATTGCCTGGCTAGGCGCTGGGGCCCGCAGATGGACTTTGCGGGCCCTGGTAGAGTCCTCACATCTCCGCTACTTAGGCTCCTTCGACAATATAGGAGAGAGAGATCGACATGATCAAACCAGACCAATTCACTTTCTTCCTCGACTCTGGGGCTTACTCTGCCTGGAGCCGGGGCACGTCTATCGACCTGGATGAATACTGCGCGTTCATCAAAGCAAACATCGAGCTGATCGAAGTCTGCGCCTGCCTTGATGTGATCCCCGGTGCCCCAGGCAGGAAGGCTACTACCCGCGAGCGGGAGGAGGCGGCAGAGCAGACCTGGACGAACTACCAATACATGCTCCGGGAAGGACTCGATCCGCTACCGGTCTTTCACTACGGTGAGGACTTCCGCTTCCTCGAACGAATGCTCGACTTCGGGTGCCAATATATCGGTATAGGAGGCCTTGTTGGTATCCCCAGTCCCAACCGCAGGGCCTGGCTTGATCGGCTGTTCCTGCGACTGACTGACGACTCCGGAATGCCCATCGTCAAGACTCACGGCTTCGGGATGACATCAGTGCCTCTGATCTTTCGATACCCATGGTACTCGGTTGACTCAACTACCTGGATCAAGATCACTGCCAACGGGGCGGTATATCTTCCCGCGATGGTGAAGGGTGAGTTTGTCTTCGATCAGATCCCCTCTACGATCTCGGTCTCAGATCGGAACCCCAAGCAAGATGTGGGTGGGAAGGCGGCCAACTCCATGAGCCCTGCCATGCGGAAGATCCTCGACCGCTGGCTTCATGAATGTGGCCGGACCTACGAGCAGGTTCAATCCGACTACTATCACAGAGCCGTCTGCAATGTCACCTACTTCAAGAAGGTGAGCGAAGCAAAGGCCGTCCACCCATTCCAACGGAATCGCAACACCCGGAGCAGTCTCTGGGAAGACTAGGAGGAACCATGGCAACCAAAGCAATCAAGCACTATGAGGAGCAGGGGGGAATCGCGGCCCTGATGCAAGATTTCAGCACTCGGCCCGCTGGTGGTTGGCAGCAGAAGGCCTACGATCGTGGGGTTGAACGTGAACGTGAACGGAAGGCCCTTAAGCGGGCTGAATCGAATCACGTCAGGCGCGCGGGCATCCTGGGGGCCAATCTGAATGAAAGTCTAAGGATCAGTCTTCCGGACCCTGTGGCTTCCCATCTGGAGCAACTGAACCACCAGTACCGCTGCGAACTCAAAGCCGCCCGCATGGAGCGTCTGGCCCGATCCATAGCCCGGGTTCTGAATCGCTGGATCCCCAGGAACGGCAAATGATCATCTACCTGGTGCAGTCCGGCGATTCACTCGACGGCTCCGACGGCTACTCCTATGGCCTCCTTCACGGGGGCCAGACCCGGCTGCTACTCAGCTTCGTGGACTTCATGAAGACCCAGCGGCCGACTATTCACCGCGACCCGAAGTCGATCAATCGGCGCAAGCTGACCAAGCGGGCGAAGGATCCCAAGTGAGATTCTTCGCAGTCCTAGGCACAGCCCCCTTGAGCCGGGATCGGCTCTCACTCAAAGAGATCAATCAACGAGATGTCCTGATCTCGTTCTTTAACTATGGCAAGGCCTTCGAGGATCTTGCTTCTATTGACCAACAACTTACCGAGAAACACCAACATGAGCGACAAGACCGCAACCAATCGTGAAGCCCTCCTCAAGCAAGTGAATCTGGTGCGCCCGGCACTGGCCACGCAGGCCTATATCCCAGCACTGACCCACATCTGCTTTGACGGCTCGTATGCCACCGCCTACAACGACATCGCGGCCATCCGGGTCAAGGCCGAAGTTGACTTTGAAGGGTGCCTCCCAGGTGAACTGCTGGTACGGGCTTTGAACAGCTTCGGATCGGAGAACCTGCTGTTCCAGCCGTCGAAGGATCAGGCCATCGTGATCAGCTCGGGCCGCTCCAAGCTGAAGCTGCCGATCCTGGTTACGAAGGAATTCCCCTTCAACATCCCTGGGGAAAAGGGTGCGCCGATGATCGGGCTCGATCACTCGATCATGAAGGGGATCGAACGGTGCCTGGTATCGGTGGGCAACGATCCCACCCATCCCGCGCAGATGGGGGTGACCCTCGACATGAACTCGGACGGGGATGCCGTCCTCTACTCGACCGACAATTTCACGGTCAGCCGGTACCAGACCAAGACCGAGATTAACTTGCCAGGTGATATGCCGGTGATCCTGCCGACGTTCTTCTGTCAGCAGCTGGTGGCTCTCTCCAAGGCATTCCCAAGCGAGGAGATCGATCTGTATCTCGTGCCTGGGGCACTGGTTGTGAAGTTCGGCAAGGCTGCTCGACTCTTCAACAAGACTCTGGTCGATCTGGAGCCGCTCGACTTCCCTCGGATCTTCGAGAAGTATTGCAAGCTGAGTAGCCTGAAGGATCGGCTCTCTGCCATCCCAGACAACTGGGACTCTGCCTTCAATCGGGCCATGCTGGTTCTGAGCGGCGAGGTCGACAAGGCCACTCGAGTGACCGTGAGCGGGGAGACGATCAAGCTCTACTCTACCTCCAGCATGGGTGATGCTGACGATTCAATGAGCTACGACCATGGCGACTCGAACGCGCCTCCTGACCCGTTCTACATCGATCCTTCGCTGGTTCTCCGGGCATCGAAAGTCTGCGGGAAGCTGGTCTGGAATCCGAAGACTGTTGCCCTGGCGGATGACGATGCCCAGTTCGTTCACCTGATCTCGTACTGCTCCAAGTAAGGGGAACCAAAATTTCATTCTTCTACAATGCCACCAAGACCGAGGTGGCGGGTAGACGGGTTACGAAGGCAAAGGCATCGGTCCGCAAGGAAATTCCGATTGCCAGCCTTCGGAGCCTCGGATGCTCCGTCTGTCCTCGGGACAAGGATACGGCCCTTGAATCACCCAAGATGAAACCGAGCGGCACAAAGAAGCCGCTCGTCTATCTGCTGGGCACATCACCTGACAAGAACGATGACGAAGCCAACCTCCACTGGCAGGGTCGCATGGGTGATGAACTCTACAAGCAGTTCGGGAAGGGCTTCATGAAGGAGTCGGTCCGCTCGAACTACATCCAACAGTGCATGGGGGATCAGTCAGTCGTCGAGATCGAGTGCTGTCGCTCCCGTATCGAGGCCGATATCGAGGAGACCAAACCCAAGGTCATCGTGGGGATCGGGGATGCTCCTCTGCGCTGGGCCACTGGGACCGATGGCAACGCGATGGCGAGCCGCGGCACGTTCATCGTGGTCAAGATCGGGAAGCACATTTGCTTCTACTACTCGCTCCTCTACCCCAACTACCTCCATGCCAAGGGCAAGCGG